CCGACAAAAACGAAGACACTAACAACCAAAACAAGCCTGTCGAGGTTCGGACTGCCGATCTTCGCCCTCTTGACCCTGACACAGTAGGTAATGGTTCGATTGCAAACATTCGCTTCCGTATGAAGGACGATAAGTCTTCGCGTACCATTACCGGTATGCAAGTAACGAAGCTCGTTGTCTACAAGGGTCGTGAAGAAGAAGAATTCACTCGTTCTGACAACTTTGAAATCATTGGTGATGCTGGTGACAGCACAGGGGAAGAGTATTGAACTCAGTTTACCTTGCAGGCCCCATGGAAGGGGTTGATAAGGTAGTAGCAAACGCCTGGCGGGTAACTGTCAGGCGCGAGCTTGCCTTATCTGGAATAAACACCTTGGATCCTGCTAGACGACAAAGATACCACGACCAACCACCGTCTCTAAACTTGTCCAGAAAGATAGTTTCCCTTGACCTGCACGACATAAGTTCTTGTCGGCTAGTCTTGGCAAATCTATCCGAGCTGGGGGGAGGCCGTGCTTGGGGCACTGTTATGGAAGTTGCCTTGGCGGCTTACCACTTTCGAAAACCCGTAATTGTTCTTGCAGAAAAGGACTTCAAACATCCCTTCATTGAAACTTTCGCTACTGAGCTGGTCTATGATCTAAATGAAGCAATAGCTTCCTGCAAAGGTTACTTTCAATGAGCCAAAATCACGTCAGATATGAGCTGGTGGATACACAGCTTGACGGGCTACTGATGAAGACAAAGTACCACCACAAACTTGAAAAACACTACGAAAAGATTATTCGTAGAGCTCCGCAGCTGGAAGGCTATATCTGTCTTCGTGTTATTCTTGTGCGATCAAATCTTCTCTGGTTCACACCAAGATTGGAAGATTTTCAAAAATTCAGACAGAACTTTGTGACAGCGTATATTGCAACAGAAGAAGTGGAATGACAATGGCAGATCCAATTAATCCTGACTACTATAAAGGAGTTCTTGTAATTCCTAAGCATCGCCTAGCAGAGTTCACCACACCCAGTGGTGACATCTCTCTGGAATACATGGATCTGATGGAGTTTGTCATGACTCCAGACCAGTTTGAAGGTCACTTGAAGGGGCAAGTATGGAAGTACTTGCTCCGTCTTGGAGGCAAAGATGACCCAGTTCAAGAAGTTAAAAAATCTAGCTGGTACTTGACTCGTCTTGTGAAGTTTATTACAGGGAAAAAGTAATGAAAATTCCTGCTGAGCGATTGTATTCAGTTGCAGAAAAAATCTTTTCGGAAACACCTGTGCAGATCGGGGAAGAAAAAAAGGTGAAAATGTTTAACCGAGGAGCTTATCTTGCAGGAGGGGCTATTGTAAACACTCTTCTCGGTAGTGAGCCCAACGATTATGACATCTTCTTTCGTGACAAAGACTTGGCATTGGACTTTGCTAGAGCAGCGGTAAGGGGGCTGCCAGTGACTGCTTCGGTTGTGCAGGTTAATGACAAGGTTGATCGGGTTGTACTTGAAGCAAACTTCAGCACTATTAATCGTATATTGAAGGCTGACAAGAAAAATGAATTGTCTTTTGTATCAAATACTGCCTTGAGCTACAAGAATAAGCTTCAAGTCATCACGGCCTTCATCGGAGAGCCCGAAGATGTCTTTAAGTTCTTTGACTATGAGCACTGCAAGGTCTATATGGACTTTAACATTGTCGAAGAAAAGTTTGTGGTTGGGGATGAACAAACTATCTCTGCAATTCTCACCAAGGATCTGATTTATACAGGCGGGTCTAAGTACATCCTGTCTGCACTCATGCGATCTCAAAAGTTTGCAAAGAGAGGATGGAGCATGAAGCTTAGCTCTGCTCTTCGTTTGTCAAAAGGTCTTGGTGAGATTGACTTGACAAACAAAAAAGAGTTGAAAGAACAGTTGATTAGCTTTTACGGGTTGTCTGATGCAGCAGATGACTTGTTGAACCAAGCTACTCGACTAGATGATTTTTCGTCAATTGATTTTGACAAATTGATTACAGTATTGGAAGGCGTTTACAAATGATTGAGACTGTTGTTGTTGTGGAAAAAGGAACGAAGTACGAGTCCGGAGTTGGTTACACCGGTGCTGTTTTGTCTCGGTTGGGATTCCCCGAAGGACCCTATACTCCCAAGATTGCAAAGATTTTTGTGAGCCAGGCACGCTCTGTTGACTCTACCTTGAAGTTTGAGATCAAGCCTTACCGAGTCTAAACAACTCTTGGCCAGTGGGAGACTGCTGGCCAACCAAATAGAAAGGTAATAATTGAAAAGACGAGTAGTATATGATATTGAGACTAACGGGCTGCAATCAACAGTAGACACACTGTGGATTGTGGTCGCCTACGACATTGATGAAAAAAAGTATTACACCTTTACTGACTGTGAAGACAACGACACTCGACAACCTTTGTCAGACTTGATCCCTTTCCTTGACGATTGCAGGGTCTTGATTGCTCACAATCAGATGATGTATGACATTCCTGTTCTGCGCAAACTGATTGGTTGGATTCCTTCTCCTGATGTTGTGTTCTATGACACAATGATCTTGTCACAAGTTCTAAACTATAAACGATTTGGCTTTGGCCACAGCCTGGCTAAGTGGGGTGAGTTTTTAAACTATGCCAAGGTAGAGCATGAAGAGTGGAATCGTTATTCTCCCGAAATGAGAAAACGCTGCCAAGTCGACGTAGAGCTTAACGTAAAAGTTTGGGAGCACTTGTCAGCTGAACTGCAATCACGAAAGAACAAAGAAACTCTTAAACTAGGCATCAGAGGCGAGCATTACGCCTCTTATTTTACTGGACGAGCAAACGCGGGTGGCTGGCCTTTTGACGTTGAAGCTGCTAAGCTGCTGCTGACTCGTATTGGTCATGAGCTGTTGCTGATCAAGGAAGTAGTCGAGCCTCAGTTGAAGCTCAAGATTGCTCAACTTGATAATAATCCTGAGTTCAAGTCTCCTGCTTGGATCAAGAATGGAGACTACGCAGCAAGAACTGCTGGTTGGTTTGAAATTTCCCCTAGGCTTGGCCAGGAAGAAGATCGCCCTATCTGGGGTGACTACTGCCGAGTTCAAGCAGTAAAACCAGACATTGGTTCGATGGAATCTGTGAAGGGCTTGCTTTTTAGCCTTGGTTGGGTTCCTGATGAGTACAATTATGTAAAAAACGCTGCTGGAAAACTTATCCAGTCTACTCCGAAATTGACAGAGTCTAGCCTAGAGCCTCTTGGTAAAATCGGAGAAATGATTGGTGATTTTTATTCTCTTCGCGCAAGACACTCCGTTCTTCAAACCTGGATTGATTCTGTTGTTGACGGTAGGTTGCATGGAGACTGTTTTGTCATAGGAACACCCACTGGTAGAGCACGACACGAAATCATTGCCAACATTCCGTCAGCTGACGCTAAGTATGGCCCTGAGATTAGAGCCTTGTTCATTGCTCCACCTGGTTATGTTGTTGTTGGTGTTGACTCAAAAGGGAATCAGAACAGAGCTCTAGCTCATTACCTAAACAACAAAGATTACACCGAGGCTGTTTGCACCGGTGATATCCATGAATACAACAAGGGAATTCTAGAAACAATTCTAGGCAATATGGGAGCGGCAGGTCGTAAAAAAGCCAAGGCCTTCTTCTATGCTCTTATCTTTGCTGGAGGTGCTGGAAAGCTTGCACTTATCACTACAGGTAAAAGAGACCCTGTTCGTGGTAGTGTAATCAAGGAGTCTTTTCTCAAGGGAATTCCAGGTCTTAAAAAGCTGGTTAGCTCTCTTGAAGACATGTTTACAGTTACCCAAGAGAAAACTGGAAAGGGGTACATCCTTGCTCTTGACGGTCGACCTATCTTCATGGAAGCAGCTCGGCTAGCGCTGAACTACTTGCTTCAATCTTTTGAGAAGATTACAGTTTCTTTGTCCATTCAACAAGTGGTTGAAGAGCTGGACCGTGGTAGGTTTGATTGGCAACCGCTGATTTTCTACCATGACGAAATTCAGTTCTATGTTAAAGAGGATCAAGCCGAAGCTGCAAAGGAAATTAGCTTGAAAACGTTCAAGGAAGCACCTAATAAACTCGGAGTCTCTATCATGGAAGGCTCTGCAGCAATAGGTAAAAACTGGTTCGAAACTCACTGAGGTAAAAATGACGTATGTAGAAACAGCCTTTGACTACCCCACCGTTGCCCAATTTGATGAAGAAGCAGCTCGGGTGGTTAATGTAGAAGATGCTCAGTTGGGGGTACTACTTTACCTGCTGGTGTCTTACATCTACAAAAAAGACAACATCGAGTGTATGACAAGGGAGCGTTTCTACTCGCTTTGCGGTTTTCTTGAAGATCACATTAGTCAACTGCCGGATAACAGTGCGAAGTTGATCAAGAAAGAGGATCTTGCAAAACGTGTCTGCACCTTGGTTATTCCAAGGAGCAAAGGGGAGTACTACGTGAAAGGCAAGGAGATGCCTCCTGATCTTGACAAGAAGGCATTTCGTTACCTGCACAGTTTTAACTTTGGTTCAAAAGCAGAAAGTTGGGAGACTATTGAAGCTAGCACTGATTGATGGTGACGTTCTTCTACACTGGTCTATGTGGAAAACACAGTCTGTAGAAGAAGCTATTGAACGATACAATTTTACATTGAATGAATGGGTAGAGGGGGTCTTTACATACGACTATCTAGTGTGTCTAGGCCCTCTTGACGGAAAGAACTTCCGAGATGACCTCTGGCCCCTGTACAAACAAACCGCTTCCAGGGTATCTGGACGAGGGACAAGACCGGATCATCAACCTGCTTTTAAGGGCTGGGTTTACGATCAAAAAAACACGGTGATTGCTGACAACATCGAGGCGGATGATTTGCTTGGTATTTACAGCAACCAAGTAGACTCAGTGATTATCAGTGTTGATAAAGACCTGAACCAACTCGAGGGTTTTCACTACAATCCAAACCAAGGTGGGTTGTATTACCAAGACGAAGTTGGCTCAAAGAAGTTCTTGCTTGAACAGCTAGTCAAGGGAGACCCAATAGATAAAATCCCAGGGATACCTGGTATGGGAGATAAGAAAGCCAGAGCCTACCTAGAGCCTGCAGGAGACAACGTTCCTCAAGCTGCCGCCATGGTTCAGGATTTGTACACTAAGACGTACGGAGAAGAAGCAGAGTCTGCCCTCTTGTTTAATGGCAAACTCCTATATTTGATGAGAAAAGATTATGATTGGTTTACAATGAAAACCTTTCAGGAATTGTTTACACAAGGATTGTAATGAACAACAAAGAGGTAAATGTCTGATACTGGCCATTGGTCCGCTCAGGGTCTCAATCTAGACCCTGTCAAAGCGGTAGGCTTTGTATACATGATTATCGATCTTGATACCAATCAAAAGTATATTGGTAAGAAGAACTTCACTGGACGAGGAAAACTTAATAAAGGAGAGCCATCTAACTGGAAAAGCTACAGCAGCTCTAGCAAGTACGTTCAACAAATGATCTCTGAAAAAGGAGAAGACAGATTTAAGTTCATCA